CATCATCACACATGTCAAGAACATCTTGCGGAATTCCAATTTGTTCTTGACCAAAGATCATAATATAATGAGTGTGTGGATTGAAATCAAATGAGTTTACATTTGTGGCTTGAGGAACATTATCAATTCCAATTATTCGAACAGATCCTCGGCTTTGTTCTTCCTGAATGTATCGACCAAGATCATCAACAGACCTAACATGACGAAAATTGGTATAATGATGAGTACCAACAGTACCGCGCCGATCATACTTTTTGTTACCATAGATGATTACTTCTTTTGCAAGGAACGCATTAGCGTTGCGAATAACGGTTGCAATATTAAAATCATTGCCAATATTACAGCAGACAACTGAATAATTGCCACGCTTAGTATCAAGATCTGCTTTAATAGCATCGGTGGTCCAATAGTGATAATGATCGATGATGTTTCGATTTTCCATAATAAAGAATAAAAAGTTGTTTAGCGAGGACCAGTTGGTTTCTGTGGATATCGTTCTCTGATATCATCTATAGTCTTAAGTAGATGAGTTTGTGGATCTACTTTTCTTCCAGCCATTTTTCCACCAACTGGTTTGCCAGCAACGCTTGCTCGTCCAACTCCAGCACCACGATGTCCTCTGACTAGTGAAGAATGAACATCATCTGCATGAATTGCAGCGGCTTGTAACTTGTGTTGTACTGGTTCCGGTGCATTTTCTGTGTGCTTCATTGCTGTATTTAAAGCACCACGGAGAACATTGTGCGTATCCATAAATGCAGCAACTAATTTATGATCTTCTTTTTGGTTAACTTTCATTTGCTTTAACTTATCTACAACCTTATTAAAACGCTCGGTGTGCGCTTGGTGAAGGTCTGTCATTGCTTGTCTGCATCCGCTTGGTACTGAAAAAGTTGGCATAGTGAATTCTCCGTACCGTATTTATAAAAGTAGGATGTATAGGATTCGAACCTACTGCCACCTCGTTATAAGCAAGGCTGGGCCTCCTAGACCCCCACATCCCGTGGGCTCACATCCAATAGATGTGAGACTTTTTATTTGAGATATGACCATTCTCGTTCTTCAGAAGATAGTTGCTTTTCTGTCGATCATCGTCATGTCCCAAGCGATAGTTTACCTGTTCTACACCAAAAGTCAACATCTTTTCCTTCTCAAGAAGATCAATAATCTTCTTGGTTGCTTCGGCTGCTTGTTCTTCAGTCATTGCAAGTGGGATATCAATATGAAGTCTGAACATGGTTTCTCCTGAAATAGCGCGGGTGGGACTCGAACCCACACTTGATCGATTTTAAGTCGATTGCCTCTGCCATTGGGCTACTGCGCCGTGATTGCCCTTACGGGCAATGTTTTAGTCCTTCTTGCAGCACTTGTCGCTTACGCGATCATAGTTGCGCTCGATGTTTGCAATACGGTCGGTAAACTCACGACGAATCTCTTCCTCGCGGGCATACTCAAGTTGACCACGGAGATCATCCTTGGTACTCTTGAGAACACGCAGTACAGTTGCAACACCGAAAGCAGCACAGACTAGAGCAAAAACGCCAGCGGCGGAAGTCCAATCAGTGGATTCGATCTTTGCAGAGTGAATGAAAACTGCACCGAAAACAACAGCACCGACAAAATAATGTTGATAACCAACTTCACGATAAAACATAATTACTCCTTTAAAGTAATGAAATCAGTATTCAAGACGCTGAATACCTTGATCAGTAGTATAGTGGATTGTGTTGAACATTTCAACACACCACGGTAAACATTTTTCACATGGCTTGGACATTCGCATCTGCCCAAACTTATTGAAACGAACATTAATCAAATGCAACTTCTTGGCTTTGTCTAGCCTATCCAACTTACGAAAGGCATCCAGTTCAGAATGCATTTCTTCGAACTGATAGCCAAATTCCTTAGCCATAGGATGAGTCTTGAAATAGTTCATCCCAATGGCAATAATTCGCTTCTTACAAATTATAAGAGAAACATGCTTCTTCTGTCTCGGAATCGTGAGACACATGGGATAAGCCATCTGAAGATATTCTTCCGCGTGGGAAAGTTGCATGGAAGTATTATAACAGCGTTCACAAACAAGTCAAGAACTAATCTGGATATACTTGGTATAGACATCCCACGGATCAGTTGATTCTACAGCCTGACCTGTTATACCCGGAACCTTTTGCCCATTTCCGTCTAAAATAAAAGCGGTGGCTCCAGATGAGCCAGTGATTGCCCAAACAACAGGATATACTAATACTTTTTCGTGAAATCCCATACAAATATGTATAGAAAAAATAACCGGGGAGTGCCCATCTCCCCGGTCTGACGGTCGAAAGGTAGCGAAGTTCCTTTTTCGCACGAATAGCGTAGTTCGCGTTGCCCGTCACTTTATATATGGATATACATATTTTTACTATGGCATGGATTCAAAACTACGACCCAAATTTAGACGACTTATATACTTATTCTCAACGCCCAAAACTATATCCAACATATGAAATTGGATATATTACTGGTTATAATCCAAATAATTTTAGCAGAAATCAAACAATCACCGTCGATGGTGAAGAAAAAACTATATCATTAGATTTTTCTGGTATAGAAAATACTGGACTTATTCGTTATGGTGATGGTGGTGGTGTTTATTGCAGTAATGGAACATGTCAAAATTTACCTTGGCCAAGATGTCAGGCTGCTTGGTATTATGTGCTGGTTGGACAAAATACTGTGGGTGGTAATGATTGTATACTAGCAAGCCAATCGTTTTTTAACACATTTTTAGTCCAAACACCTGATCGAACTTCTCTACGATACCCAGCAGAAAAGATTAATCCAATATATGCTAGTAATGCACAATATTGGGAAAATCCTAATCTATGGAATCACGGCTCATATACTGCACATGCGTTAGTAGAAAACGATGACCCCAGCGGTGAAACTGTTTATATTTTAACTGTTAAACATCCAATCACAACATCACCATGTGCTGGTTCAGCATATTTTACATTTTTAGATCCAGAAACAAATACTCGATTGAGTAGAGAGTTTGTATGTCCGTGTGTTGCTTGGGGATTACCAGTAATTGATCCATCAGTTAACAACACCAGTACTTTAGCGTGTAATAGTTGTTGTTCTGACCAATATTCAGTTTTAACTGGTTGTGAACCATCAAGCGCCGGTAGTAATGGAGGTAATGATGCCAGGGGTGTAGGTAGACTATGGGTAATGAAAGCAGGGCAAGAACCGCTACCATTATCAATCAAAAGATATAAATTATTAATTGGACCTATACGAGAAAACTTTCCAATATATGGAATAGATAGTCAATTTAGAGTAACAAAAGGCATCATTAAAAATTCATTAGCATCTATTGATAGAAATCATCATAACATCCCACTTACTGATAATCAGTCTTTTTCTGTTAATGTAGAACAAAACACAAGATTACTTGGCGGAGAGGGTGACGATGGTGGTTGGTCTCAATTTACAGTAACATCCGAAGGAGAAACTATCTTTGTTTCATTAGGGGGTCCTGGAAATGGAGCTGCAATAATTGATAAATCTAATTCAATTTTTTCTCCAGATCAAACCAGATGTCCAACTCCTGATGATTATTTTTACATAGATTCAAATGGAGTTTTACAATTTAATACTTATTGCGCCCCTGCATTATTTCATCCTGAAACCGTAATTCCAAATTATCCAGACAATGATGTACAAATTCGTTGTGCATTGCAAGCAACTGGTACAGCAACTAAACAATTTTTAGATCAAATTAATACAATACTAGAAAGTTTAAATAAACCAAAAATTGTATCTTATACATTTCCAGAATTTGTAATAAATGAAGATCAATTAAATTTTCCAGATATAACAGATACAGCATTAACTTACCCATTAAAAACTTCTCCATATTTTTCTAGAGAATCAAAAAATACTTTCTTCCAAAATGCAAATCTAATAGGATTTGATGCTCAAAAAATATTACAAGCATCAGAATTAAACGAATTACAAGAAAAGTTTTATAAAAACCAAAAAGTTTTAATTGAATATACAAACAAATGGTTATCTGGACAAAATATCAACGAAAGACAAACTGATATTTTAGGATTTTTACCTACTGTTAATCAAAAAATTGAATCAGAAGAGAATTGGACTTGTAGTAAAGTTATACCATCAGACAAAACATCAATTAAGATAAATTCATATCCTGGTCAGTCACTTTTTATAAAAATAAAACCAGATTGGTATATGTTGAATTCTATTTTTCAAGAAGCAGATACATCAACCAATCCCGTACGCAAAACAGACAAAAAATATCAAAATGTAAGTTTTTTCAAAATAAATGAAGAAGTTTCAACTAGTATAAGTGTTGATACATTAGTAGAAGGTGAAACTATTTTTGTAGTGATGAATGTTGATATATCTAATCTGATAAATTGCAATCAATACGAAGAATTAAGAGATAACTCAGGTGGTTCGTCGGCTAATTCTCCATGTGGTGCAAAAAGAAATCTTTTGGCTTTAACAGATATTACAACTTATAAATTACAAGATATACTTGAACCAGATACGGGATATGGAAAATTACCAACAACTAATAGACAAACCTACCCATTCAATACTTGGGCAATTCCATATTCAGTACCACATTTATTAATGTTTATTAAGAAAGAAAACGGATTAATTAACTTCTACTACGCAAATGGAATTAAGATTCCGATTTAATTTTACTTAACTCTATCTTTAACTCTTCAATTTCTTTTTGAAGACTATAAACAAGATCATCCCCTCTATTTTCGTAGAGGGGATGATTCTTTAACGGGGATTCGTCAGTCTTGGAGGAATTGTTTTCCATTACCCTGCTCGTTTAATTGGTTTAGATTACGAGTCTTTGCTTCCTCGTAGATTCTATTATCGGCGTCTGTCCATCCAGTTAGCCAATCAGATCCTTGCATGGATCGAACGCTGTATGGATTACCAGTGCGATGATGCCCGGAATAACGAGCCTTGAATCCTTCATCATAATTTGAACCAGCCTTGTAGTCACTCATTTCTTTTCATCCTTTTTCTTAGGTTTCTTTTTATTAAAGATTTGATCCCAATTTTCAGACCATTTTTTCTGGTCTACCGGTCTATATTTATCACCTTTACCGGCTGCATGTTTACCACCCATATTCGAAGTGTTCTCCTATATCTCTGCCCTCTCGGTTTCCAGAGAAGATAACTTTGATGTGTAGGAATGAAAGAGTCCGTCGAATGAAATCCATCATATCAAATAAACTCTTCAGTGTATGAAGCATACCACGATAGTATACTTTAAAAACACCGATTGTTTCAAGAACATCCAACTTATTAATAACGAGATAATCACAGCCAGAGAGTTGAATAGACTTGATCAACATATCTAGATTGAGCCAATTAACCAATCTCTTACGACCAGTTGTAGAACCATACTCTTGTCCTAGTTCGATGATGCGATTTAGATTTTCATCTTCCCATAGACTCTCGGGGAATAATGGATCTACGCCACTCTTGGTGTCATAGATCTTAGCAACACCAATAGAACGACCGATATACTTTGGAGGAATACCAAGTGAGCAAGCACCATAAGGTAGAGTTGTGCTGCTTGTGACATATGGATAATTACCATGATCGATATCAAGCCAAACACTTTGTGCGCCTTCGCATAGAACTTTACCGGATAGTTTACCATCCCATAGGAACTGAGAATCAATAACATCTTTGGCACGAGTACCACAACGCAACATCTTATCGGCGTAGCATGGTGCAATGCCTTGACCAGTTGTACCTAGTTTCTTCTTTAGTTCTTTGTTATCGCGCTCAATGTGTTCATCAGTAATGATGTGAGCATTTGGCGAAACTTTGATCAATGAAACATCAAAACCGTTCTTTTCCAAGTAAGAAATCTCTTCTTGGAACTTCTTAACATTAAGAACACAACCAGGCCCAATGATTGATGGAATCCCTTGGAAGATTCCGCATGGAATGATGTGTGTCTTGTACTTCTTGTCTTTGATCCACACCGTATGTCCGGCGTTTGGACCACCATTCCATCGACACACATAATCATAACGATTGGCTATGGAATTGGAGATCTTTCCCTTTCCTTCATCTCCCCACGCTAAACCATAAACCACATCTGCGTAATCAATCATATTAAACCTTTGTAATAATAATTCCAGCAATTGCAACCACACAACCGATTGCGGTCTTCATATCTAATTTAACATTAAACATTATTATTGGTAAAGTGACGCACAGTATTGTGGCGCCAACATCCCAAATCAAATTTGTAATAAACACATCTCTTGTTGCTTTTACATTTCGTATTAGCAACACCCACGCAGCAGTTGTTATTGCTGCTGCTAGGATAGAAACAGCATATGCTGTAAATGGTCTTTCTTGAAAATACTTGTTATAAGCAACATGGGCATATACCCAATTTGCAAATGTCAATCCAAGTATTGAAAACAAAACATTTATAATCATAAACATTCCCGACTGGACTCGAACCAGTGACCATCGGTTTAGAAAACCGATGCTCTATCCAACTGAGCTACGGGAATTCACAACGGAATTATATCCGTTGTTTCAAATTTGTCAAGTTGAAAGTTTGAGACCACTACCGGAACCAACTACAGGTCCAGCACTTGGTACTACAAGACCAGAGATCATTCCCTGATATTGATTCTTCATCTCATCATCAAGAGCAACAACGAACATAACAAACTTCTCATTGATCTTAATACCTGTCTTGTGCTGATCCTCCGACAAGTATGGCATCCACTTTGCAAATGCCAACTTACCCTGTCCCATTGGGAACAGAATTGCACAATCCTTAAGAACATGAACATTACCTTCTGATGTAGTGTCAACACTCCACTTACAGATAATCTCTTCACCGGAACTTAAACGAACCATCTTAATATCACTCATATTAATCCTTACAATTACACTTTCCTAGTAGTTTTTCCCAAATACTACATTTCTTTGGTTCAACTGGGACATCACAACATAAATCAGAATATCCACGGATCTCATCCATGATACCATGATTTTCTTTTGCTCTATTATATGACCGAGTTACTTCGGTCTGTGTGAGCAAAAGATCAACACATCTACCATCAATCTTTATCTTTGCATAAAAATACTTTGGTTCCATAATGAATCCTCCGTATTATTTATGGGTAAAAGAAAGAGGTGCTGCCCCTCCGAGCAGCACCCCATGACCGATATCGGAGGGGAGGGCGGTCTATTTAATTATTCAGAGCATGTAACGGCTGCCGTCGGAACGGTAACCGTAGGTGCGACGACCTGGGTGAGTGTCAACCATGCTGTAACGAGTCTTGCCGGTGGGCGAAGTCTCGGACTCGATCTGCCAGTTGTCGAAACGCTCAACAGTCTCGCGGATGTTGCTGATGGTTGCACGAAGATTGCGAACGCCGAAACGAGCGCGTGCCTCTGATGCGGTGAGGGTGTTACCGTTTGCAAGGAAGTTGATGACCTTGCGAGTCTTGCTAAGGGTCTTAGCCATAGTGTAGAATCCTAAATGAGACTTTCAGTTGAAATAAGTCTTTGATGTAAGTCTCGTAACCATCATTGACTTTACAGTTTGAATTATAACAACTCTGCTATAATTGTCAAGCAGCAGTTGTCCAATTTTTTACCAGTTCTTCGGCCTTCATGTGATCACGAAATGCATGACGGCGAACAACATTATCGCCTTCGTATAGGAAGGCAACATAGATAACATCCTTCTCGTTGTCATCGATATAAACAGGTGTAATGCAAGCCGACTTTTGGGCTGGGCTTGGATTAACGAGTTCGCTTAGTAGTTGAACGGCGCTTTTTAGCGTTTCCATTATTAGTTTCCTTCTTCTTCTTTCCGATCAGTTCAATCCAATTTGGATCAATCCAGCCAATAAGAAACATCACAGCGGCTGCTTTGGGATAACCAATTTGAATCCAACCCATACCGACAGCACCACATACAACTGCATTTGTGCGAGTGATTACTGAGAAAACAAATTCGTTCATAGGTTTCCTTTCTTTAGAACGAGCGGGAACAAAGTGAGAAAGGTGGGAGTCGAACCCACACGCCTTGCGGCAATTGATTTTGAGTCAACCGTGTCTGCCATTCCACCACAATCCCATATTACTCTGCTTGGATTCGAACCAAGAAAAGGAGATCCAAAGTCTCCGGTGTTACCGTTACACTACAGAGTAGTACTCCCACGGGGACTCGAACCCCGAGTCACCGCCTTGAAAGGGCGGGGATTTAGCCGGTTAATCTATGGGAGCAAAGTATTAAATTGTCAAGTGCCTCCACAAGGATTTGAACCTTGGACCAATTGATTAAAAGTCAACTGCTCTACCAAACTGAGCTATAGAGGCGTTTTACCCAACCTAAGTTGGGGAGTCGTTTACCTTGTACTCACAGGGGAGGCGTCGATTCTCCTTACGACGAGAGTTTTAATCTTGGCACGATGATGGGTATCTCTAAACCAATCGTGCCTGCTGCGTTTTGGGAGAGCAGGCTCCTTTTGTTATAATATCATAATT